GAACAAGTCCGCTTGAAGGTAAATGTATTGAAGAGCCGATTTTACGCAGTCTGCGCACCACCAGTTTGTGGGGGGTCTTCCGTGAGCGGTCAGGATGGCTTGCAGTTCCCCAACGGCATCGGGTGGCAGTCGCATCGTCAGGGAAGCGATGTACTGGTCCCAGTACTTGCGATGCTTTTGGGCCACGATGAATTGGTCGTTGGTCATTTGAAGGTCCATTCCCGGATGATTATTGCGGTGGCAGATGAGGCAAGCCCAAGGATTGGAGCCAAGTACCATTGGCAGGTCGGCAGGGTCAGCAAGACCCCAAGCCAAAAGCCAAAGCAGGTCATGCACGAAAACGGCTTCCGCTTGGCGAAGGGCAGAGCGTAGAACCATCCCGGCAGCACCCGGAACTCCACGACCGCAAGGGTCGCTAAAGCACTAATCAGGATTGGATAGACCAGTATATCCATTTGCTTCAATTGCAGTTTTGATTTTGGCCTTGGCCTGTTCGATTGAGTAAATGATGGACCGGTAAGGGATGCCCGTTTCCCGGGACATGGCCTTCATGTTCCCCGTCTGCATCAGTAGGTTCAGCAGTTCTTTGTCGTACGGGAACGCTCCGTCCTTGGCCCAAGAGTCCATCTCGCTTTGTGCGATGGCCCAAAGGTCATCGAGCAGGGTATCGTAGTCCTTGCCCAGTTCTTGGGTTTCGGGGTCTACCTCGACTCTCTCGTCGTGGTGTCGGTACTTCTTAGCGAATTGATTGTTGTTGCCCCGGTACAGGTTCATAATGAGCCGAACGATGTAAAAACGCAGGTAGCCTTGGACCTGCATCTTGAGAATTTTGTCGGGGTCTTTCTCCAGCAGAATGAGGACGACCTCTTGTTCGAGGTCCTTCCAAAGCGGATTGCCCCCCGTAATGGTGAGGCAAGCCTTGCGGATTTCTCCGCTTCGATAAAGGTCAAGGATGGTAGCCTCTGCGTTCACTCACGCAAAGATGGTGGGGGTTGTTGTTAATGTTGCAAAAAATCCCGTGTCCTGTTAAGAACCTGTGTACGAAGGAATTTAATGTCCGGCCTCGCTCTCATGTTTATCGCAAGGATTTCGAGGTTGTGCATGACCGTTGCGTGGTTCCTCTTGATGATTCGCCCGATTTGGCAGTAGGTGTAGAGGTATTCCGAGTAGGCGATGTCGGCAAAGATGCTTCGAGCCAGCACCAGTTCTTGGGTCTTGACTTCGCTCAAGATATCATCGGGGCTGACCCCGACGACCTCTGCGGTATATCCGAGGATGGTGCGTGATATTAGGTCCATGGTTAAAGTATTGATTCAATTAAGTTTATTCTCTCTCCTATCCACCGCATGACCGGCACGGCCATTGAGTTACCGCAAGCCTTGTACCTTGGTCCATCGGGGCATTGGTCAACAGGTTTGTTGCGGTATGGAATCTTTGTCCAATCATCCGGGAATCCTTGCAAGCGTTCGCATTCCTTGGGGGTCAGCCTTCGGATAGCCATTGATTGCAACACGGCTCCAATATGCTCCGTATCGGATTGTGAGCGAATTGTTTGCGTGGTGTGGTCGTTTGTGGTGTAATTGTAGGTGTCCACGGCTATCGGTTGGGCAATCTGCTGATCCTGCATTGTGCTAATCGTAAACGCTTGCTCTTCTTGACCGAGATATCCTTTCCCTCCACCTTCGCATCCACCACGAACTTTGAAGGCTATCGGTTGGGCATCGCCTGCCTCTCCAGCGCTTCCTTCAACATCGGAGGCAACTTCTTGCCTCTTTTTTCTGCTCGGTTTAGTATCCCCCGACAGGCTTTCTCGCTCAAATAGAACCGCTGCGGGAGGTCTCCAATCTCCAAGGTATCCGACAACAAACACTCTTCTGCGTCTTTGGGCCACTCCGAAGTGTTGAGCGTCAAGAACTCGGTAGGCGAACCCATAGCCGAGTTCCCCCAACGCCCCGAGGAAGGTTCCAAAATCCCTTCCTCCGTTGGACGACAATACCCCGGGGACATTTTCCCACACGATCCACTTGGGACGGAATTTATTAGCAATTGAAAGAAAGGTAAGCATGAGGTTCCCTCGTGGGTCAGCAAGACCTTTGCGAAGTCCTGCGACGGAGAAGGATTGGCATGGGGTTCCGCCCACGAGAAGGTCAATTGGTCGCTCATCTGCGATTGGGTTTTGGTTGATAGTTGTCATATCTCCCAAGTTAGGAACCGCTGGGAATCGGTGTTTTAATACCTCGGAGGGAAACTGCTCGATTTCGGAGAACCATTGCGGTTCCCATCCAAGGTTATGCCAAGCAACTGAGGCTGCCTCAATGCCGGAGCAAACGGAACCGTACTTCATTAGAACGGGTTAGGAGGTAGGGGCATCCAATGGCTCACTTCGATTAGGAACCAAGTTTGGTGTTCGTAGTACCAGCGTCCATCTCCCAGCCATGCGTAGGCTTGATTCATGTCGGTCGTGAATATCAGGACAGGCTCGTAAGGTGTCGGCATCCTGTCCAAGCATTTAATCCATTCCATGGTCAGGCGTTTTTGGCTTGAAGGATTCGACCGAGCAGGGTCCAGTTGACAGACCAAGCCTTGATGGTTTCGGATTTGTCGGGTCGGTTGCAGTTGACGCAAGCCTTGCGGATATGCAGTTGCCAGCGTCTGAAGTCGATAGGTGTGGTTTTCATGGGTTTGGGGTTTGGTTGGTAAGGTTATAGGCTGACGCTGGGGGACTTTCGGTAAGACCAGAGGCTGACGATTGGTTCACAATGAATGCCAGACATCAGACTTGTCAGCAGAAATAAGCGCATTATCTCTTTCAGCTTTTAATCTAATTTTTTGAGCGTGTTCTAATTGAATTAGATTTACAATTTTTTCGGTTGCTTCTCTAAACTCTTTTTCAGTACCGTCAAGATATTTTCCTAAAATACCTCTTACTTCTTCTGTAATTTTCTTTTTTTGAAATCTCATTGCGTATAGTTTTTGGGTTTTTCTATGCATTATACCCGAATGCGTATAAATTTTGGGTTTTTCTATAAATTATATCCGATTGGGTATAGTTTCAAACAACCGATACCTCCCACACGAATCGGTCAGGGTCTTGACTTGCGGCCCGAATCCGTTGCTACGGGATAGCACATACTCGCAGGCGTTACCCTTGGCTCGGACCTCAATCACCTTCCAAGGGCGGTCGTTGGTGCAGGCGGTCAGCAGGAGCAGCAGGAGTAGTCGGGCCATGGAACAAATCTACACAACTATTCCACACTTGCGACCTAACAGGTAGGGTTTTCTTCTAATTCTCTTACAAAGGCTTTGAGTATCTTAATCAAGCCATTTCTTTCGTCGTCGCCTCTAAAAACCATTTCAATCTTTTTTACTGGCTCAACCCTTGATGTGTCGTCGTTCACATAGCATTCCATTGATGTTGACCCTGAATCTTGAAAGGTCATAGCCACATATCCTCCGTGTCCTGCGTGGCCTCCTTGAAAGCCAGTATGCTCAAGCGTTGCGTCAATGACGCAATGGCCGTTGTGGTCTAAAGTTAATTTTCTCATGTTTTGGGGGTTTAGTTGTTTGGTTTAATTGGTTGTAATTACTTTTTAAATTTATCTAAATCTTTGACTGGAAGGTTCCAGCAATCGGCCTTAAAAACCCATCCATTAACATCGGTACTTCCTTTTTCATTAAATTGAGCGTTATTGAAAAAATCATCCTTTGATTTATAGCCCAATAAAAACCCGGTTCGCATATCTTCTAAGACCCTAACAAAAAAATAGAAATCGCATTCTTGGTTGATATTATGATTTGAAATGCTGCACAAAAAATGCTCTTCAGGATAAACGGTTGTTCTTTTGGTTTTTACGTCTATTCTAAAATCATTGATAATTAAATCATAATGATAGGTTGCCTCATTGTCAATTTTTGCTTCCCTTTTTTTGTAAAAATCATAGACAACTATCTCTCCAATGGCCCCGTAAATATTGCTTTTACCGCTTGTAATTGAGTTGTTTAAAACTTTAAAATCGTATAATTCATTAGCCCTTACCCTTTGTTCGTTTGTGATTGGTATGACTATCATAATTGAGTGATTAAGTTTTGAAAATCCTCCACGCTCCTGATGACCTCGTATCGGTAGCCTGCCTCTTGGACCACTCCCTGCCACCACTTCTGCGAGAGGGACTGCTTGCCCTTATTGGCCTTGAACTCAAGGAAGATGGCCCCTTTGTCCGATAGATAGGTCATGTCGGCCACTCCAGCGGTCAGGCCGATGCCTTTGAGAAAATGACCGTTCGTTCGGCTTCGTGGGTTGTTTAGGTTTAGGAACAACCGCCCTTCTTCGTGGGGCTTTAGGAGTTTGAACAACTTGACGCAGGCGGCTTGGAGAGTGTATTCGGGGGTCATAGCGGATATTCGTTGGCTTTGGTGTAGGGCAGTTGGCATTGGACTTGTGCGATTCCAAGGCTGCCATTCCTATTCTTTCGGAAGATGACCTCCATAAGATCCTGCTCTGCATTCTTGTCGTGTTCGTAGGGTCTGTAAACAAAAGCGATTTTGTCGGCATCGAACTCAAGTTGCCCGGTTTCTCGAAGGTCGGACATGATAGGCCGATGGTCTGCCCTGCCTTCCGTTGCCCGTGATAACGAAGAAACAACAACCCCGAAGACCTTCTGCCTCTTGCAGATTGCTTTGAGTTGCTTGCTGATGTTGGTCATCTGCTCAATCTTGGGCTTGGGTTTGTCAATCTTCGCAGGCTCTACGAGTTGCAGGTAGTCGAGGTAGAAACCAACGATTCCGAACTTGGCCTTGAGTTTTGCTATCTCGCCCTCGATTCGGTCGAGGTTTGCTTGATGCAGGTCCACGATGTAGAGAGGTTTGCCTTTGAGTTGGTCAGCCTTTTGGGCCAAGGTCAGGTACTGCTCGGTGCTGATACGCTCGTCGGGTTTTAGGAATGCAGAGCCGTCCATCGTTCCGAGGTTGGAAAGCATCCGCTGGGTCAGTTGGTCTGCACTCATTTCCATCGTGAAGAACACGACGGGGATTTCGGCCATGGCTTGATTCATCGCTATTTGGAGGGCGAGCAGGGTCTTGCCCAT